TCTTTATGTGAAGCAGAGTTTAATAGAGAGCTGCGTATAAGATCTATGGAAACTACTGAAACTGTTAGTATAGATGCTGAACAAGAAGCATTACCTACAGGATTTTTAGGAGTAAGAAGTTTCTTTTTAAATAATAATGGTAAAACTAAACTTACTTATAGTACACCATACAACCAGTTTGATATGAGAGGTTCTACTAGAACAGGTACGCCACAAGCTTATAGCATTGAAGGTACCAACTTTCGTTTCAGCCCTACCCCTGATACAACTTACACAGCAAACCTTGTGTACTACAAGGCATTTGACTCCCTGTCAGCTAGTACCACAACTAACTTTATACTCACCAATCATCCTGCTGTATATTTATATGGTAGTCTTTATCATGCGAGTAATTTTATTAGGGGTATTGCACCAGATACTGTTGCACAATGGCAACAACTATTTGTTACTGGTATAAACCAAATTAGAGAAATGGATGAGAAAGAAAAACATAATGGCTCACCATTAATACAAAGATCAGGTATTAATATTAACAACTTTGATAACGTATAATGCAATTACCTTTTGGCGAATGGCTGCCAGATCTGCCAGACCATGTCAATCCAGGAGCTACCCAAGCTAGGAATGTATTTCCTGCTGTTAACAGTTATAGACCATTTAATGATATAGCTGCTACTTCTAGCAATGGAACTGATGCAAGATGTCAAGGTGGTAAAGCATTTAAGTCTGATAGTGGTGTTGTGTCTATATTTGCAGGTGATGCTACTAAGTTATACAAACTAACATCTAATGCGTTTGTAGATGAAAGTGGAGGAACTACCTTTAGTTTTTCTACAGAATCCTATTGGGATTTTATTAGATTTGGTGAAGTAGTTATTGCTTTTAATGGTGACGATGCTCCGCAAGCATGGACACTAGATAGCTCTACAGACTTTGCAGCACTTGCTGGATCACCTCCAGTATTTAGACATGCTGCTGTGGTAGGTAATTTTATAGTTACAGGGTTTCAACCTAATGCACAAAACAAAGTACAATGGTCTAGTTTTAATAGTGCAACCTCATGGACAGTAGGAACTAATCAATCTGATTCTGAAACACTTCCAGAAGGTGGTGTTATTACAGGTATTACTGGTGGACAATACGGTTTAATCTTTCAAGAAAATCGTATTACTCGTATGGATTATAGAGGCGGTAATGTTGTATTTCAATTTAGAAGAATAGAAGATAACAGAGGAGCTGTACAAGGTAAAAACGTAATACAAGTAGGTAACTTAGTTTACTTCTTATCTGAAGATGGTTTTTATGTTACTGATGGTAATTCATCAAGACCTATAGGTGCAAATAAAGTAGATCGTTTCTTTTATAATGATCTTAAGTTTACTTTTAGAGAACGAGTTAGAGCATCGTACGATCATGAAAACAAATTAGTTATGTGGTCATACCCATCTGCAACTGGTAACAATGCAGGTACACAAAATGATAAAATTATTATCTATCATATTGCTAGTGAAAGATGGTCTATAGTAGAATTAGATCATGAAATTATTATTGATTACTTATCACCTGGATTTACATTAGAAGAACTAGACGATTATCCAGCATCAGGTACAGATGATTTAGATGCTATAACAGTATCACTTGATAACCCTGTATTTATTGGTGGTCTAAGATCTTTAGGTGCTTTTAATACTAGTCATAAATTAGGATCATTTGGTGGCGCTACATTAGCTGCTGAAATAGGTACTGGAGAAACAGAAATATTTCCAACTAGTAGATCATTAATAAGCAATGTTAGACCTATTGTAGACACAAGTGCTGCTATAGGAACATTAAGCCATCGTAATAGAGTTGCTGACTCTTTTAGTACAACAGGTACATCAACTATGCACAGTACTGGTAATATACCATTGCGTAAATCAGCAAGATATTTTAAATTTAATTTAACAATACCAGCAGGTACAACTTGGTCAGATGCACAAGGTATTGACATTGAAGCAACTAATGAAGGATATAGATAATGGTACTTTTAACCAACCCACAAACAGCAGACTTACAACAACGTATACAAAATTCTAGTTTTGGTAGTCCAGATTATTTACAAGGTTTCACAGGAACAATGCCTGGATATCAACAAAATCTTTTAGCTAATAATTTTCAACCTGGTTTAATTACACGTGATTTTAGTGGTGGAGCTACATCTATGAATCCATCTGGAGTTGCTAATTATTTAAGTTATACACCAGGAGTACCGCCACAAGCTGCAAATAATAGTAATTTTTTACCACTAAATACAATGGTTAATGCTGCAGTAAGACAAGGTGGAGGAGATAGAGGTCCAATGCAAAATCTTCCTGATCCAACTTATAATCCTAATTTAATAGGTGCATATTTTGGCTATAATAATCCAGATTATGAAGCAAGTCCTTATGGAGAAGATGCAAATATATTAGGAGATTTTATAGAAGCTATACAAAGAAAAAAAGTTTCAACTGTTGCTAAAATAAAAGAGATAGCTGGTGGAGGATATAGTGCGCCAAAAGGTACAACAGGTCCAGGTGGAACTGTTGGTGGAGGTTCTCAGCCTCAAGGTCCATTTGGTGCTGCTGCAGCAAGAGAAACAGCTGCAGATCAAGCTAATACCGCTGCTAATAAACGTAATTTAGAAAGAGATAAAAAAGGTGGAGGCGCAGGACAAGATACTTCTGGACCTGAAGCTTCTGGATCTGGTAGAGTTGGTAGTACAGGACCTACTGGTCGTAGTAGTGGCGGCTGGTAATGTCTAGTAAATTAAACCTAACATATATTTACAATTATCCTGCTGCTAGTTTAGAAGGTGTGTTGTTACCACAATACGAATTTCAATTAGTAACAGAAGATGTTGTTAACCAACTTATTACATATCACAATGTAGAAAATCAGGAAGTAGTAGCATGGTTTCTAGCGTAGATGCATGTAGAAATTGTTTTCATAGCTGTCATTGTGGAAACAATGGTGTATGTGTTTCTTGCAAATGTTTAAATTGTGAGCATAATGCATTAGATGAATTTTATAAAAATCTTAATGATGGATTTAATGAGACAGCAAGTAAAGAACCATATAAAACATTTAATACTGATGAAGGAATTGAGTAATGGCACATACTTATAAAAATGAATTCTTTGCTTTAGATAGCACTAGTATTACTACAATTTATACAGCACCAAGCGATACTGCTATTATTGTTAAATCAGTCCAGATTGCTAGTACCCACAACTCAAATGTTTTAGTATCTTTATCAGTAACTAGTGGTGGTACTACCTATACTGTGTATAATCATACCGTATCAACAGGTACAACTGTTAATGGTGTAGAAGGATCTATGATATTAGAAGCAGGAGATGTGTTAAAAATTACCGCAGCAAATGCTGATGTTATATCTGGAATTGTATCTTATTTAGAAATTACATGATCAAAGCAATATTAATACCTACAGATAATGTAGAAGAAGCATGGGGTTTAGTAGATAAACACATTCATTTAGCATTAGAAAGATCTGGAGAACATTATAATAGTTCAGATATTAAATCTAATTGTTTAGATGAAACAATGCAGCTGTGGTTAGGTTGGGATAAAGATGCTGAAGAATCACATTATTGTACAGCTATTACACAAATATTAAAAAGACCAAATTCAAAAGTATGTAATGTATTTATTGCTACTGGTCGTGAAATGAAAAAATGGGTACACGTAATGGATGAAATAGCTAATTGGGCTAAATCAGAAGAATGTACACACGTAGAATCATGGGCTAGACCTGGATGGGAAAGAGTCCTAAAACAATATCAATTTAAGAAAACACACGTTTTACTCGAAAGGAAACTATAATATGTCAGGCGGAGGCGGAGACACAATTACACAAGAGAATCAGGTATCACCTTATGCACCATCAGAACCATATTTAAATAATATACTAACTGAAGCTTCAAACTTATATCAATCTGGAACTGGTTCACAATATTATCCTGGATCTACAGTAGTACCTTTTGCACAACAAACACAACAAGGTTTACAAGGATTACAGAATTTATCTACTAATCAATTATCTGGATCACCAATGATGCAACAAGCTGGAAATGTATTTTCTGGTTATGCTGCAGGACAAGCTCCAAGTATATTTGGAGGTAATGTAGGTGCAGGCGGTCAGTATTCTGGTATACCTACACAAACTTATAGTGGTATGGCACAGCTATCTCCACAACAAGATTATTTAAGTGGCTTACAATCTAGTATTGCTAACCAATCTCTAAACGCTGTACAAGATCAGTTTGGTGGTATGGGTAGAACTGGAACTAGTCCAGGCGCACAAGCTGCAGCCCAAACCGCATTTACACAAGCATATGCACCTATAGCTTCACAATTAAGTGAATCTGAAAGAAATAGACAGCTAGGCATACAACAAGATGCATTAGCTAGAGCGCAAGGCGCTAACCAGTTTCAAACTCAATCTATGATGGGTATGCAAGGCGATCAGTTTAGACGTCAACAAGCTGCCGATATGATGAATGCACAAGCTATGCAAGCTGCTAATCAATATGGTCAACAACAACAAATGGCTGCTGCACAAGCTTTACCAGGAATGCAATCTGCTGCTGATGCTAGAGCTTTAGCAGGCGCTCAAGGATTAGCTGGCGTTGGTGGTGCTTTTGAAGATCTACAAGGTAGAATGTTACAAGAAGATTTACAACGATATCAATATGAACAAATGTCTCCATATAATAGGTTAGCTCAATACGCAGGTATTGTATCACCTATAGCATCTGGATTTCCAATTACACAGCAAGCTGCAGAACAGCCACGTTATAATGCTCTTACAGGAGCTTTAGGTGGTGGATTAACTGGAGCAAGTGCTGCACAAATGTTGGGTTCAACTAATCCATACTTTGCATTAGGTGGAGCATTACTAGGCGGAATGGGAGGATTCTTTTAATGGCTATAGATTTTTTTAATAAAGGTTCTGATTTACAAGGACAATTCAACAATTTATTTACTGCTGGACAATCTAGTGATATTGGATCATTTTTAAAGTCAAAATACGATATAAATGACGAAGGTTTATTAGAGTTAAGTTCAAATTTTGGAGATAAACCAAAAGTTAATAAATTACTTACAGGTATTAGAGAATATGTAGGTCAAGATAAAGACGAAGGGTTTACTGAAAAAATGATGGGTAATCCAGCTTTTATGATGGGATTATCTTTAATGAAATCTGCTTCTGAAGGTAAAAATATTGGAGCATCTTTACTGCCTGCTGCTGAAGGTACACAAGCATTTATGACTAATCAAGAGTTGAGAAAAAATAATCAACGATTGATGAAAATGAAAGAAGGTGAGTACATGGTTCAATTAATTAAAGATCAACAAGATTTAGAAACTAAAGATCTTAAAAATGTTGCTACTGTAATTAATGAAATTGACTATGGTAAACTTAATAATATAAGTAAAGCACTTAGTAATGATGTAAGTAAGTATGACTTTACTAAAAATAAACGTAATGATAAATATACTGAAGAATATGTTGCTT